AGATTGCTAGATTGGTCGGAATCCGTCCTTACAATGCAATCGCATTCTCTGGTCCTATCGCAGTATTCGTTTCTGTGTTCCTGATGTATCCACTGGGACAATCCAGTTGGTTCTTCGCACCTTCATTTGGTGTTGCCGCAATCTTCAGGTTCCTTCTGTTCCTTCAGGGTTTCCACAACTGGACCCTCAACCCCTTCCATATGATGGGAGTTGCTGGTATACTAGGAGGAGCACTGCTCTGTGCAATCCATGGTGCTACCGTTGAAAACACACTATTTGAAGATGGCGATCAATCAAACACTTTTAAGGCCTTTGAACCAACACAAGAGGAAGAGACCTATTCGATGGTCACGGCTAACCGTTTTTGGTCTCAGATCTTTGGCATTGCTTTCTCTAATAAGCGTTGGCTTCATTTCTTTATGCTATTTGTACCTGTTATGGGTCTATGGACATCCTCTATTGGTATTATTGGCCTTGCTCTTAACCTTCGTGCTTACGATTTTGTAAGTCAGGAGATTAGAGCAGCAGAAGATCCTGAGTTTGAAACCTTCTACACCAAGAACATTCTTCTGAATGAAGGTCTTCGTGCTTGGATGGCTCCAGTAGATCAACCTCACGAGAACTTTGTGTTCCCAGAAGAGGTGTTGCCAAGAGGTAATGCTCTGTGATATAATGGGGGTCGAAAGACCCTCTTTTTTATGGAAATAAAAGCTTTTACAACTACTGGATGTAAGTATTGTACAACCCTCAAAGAACTATTCCAACGAGCAAACGTTGAATATGAAGAAGTAATCGTTGGAGACAAAGAAAATCAATTTTCACGAGATGTATTTAGAGACATGTATCCAAATGTAATTGGATATCCTTTTGTTGTTATTGATGGAGAACAAATTGGTGGATTGGTTGAGGTAGCTAAGTTGTTCTTACAGAAGGGATTGGTTTCTTCACCTAAAAAATGAACATTAAAATATACGGATTAGACGATTGTGTTTATTGTAACTTAATTCTTCATGCGTTAAAAAAAGCAAATCTATCATGGGAAGTTGATACATCTAATCTTGATGAATTCAATAAACTATATCCAGGAAAAGAATATCCATCTGTTGTGATTGATGATGAATTTATTGGAGGAGCCCCAGCATTAATTAAATATTTGACCGAGAAGCAATTATTATGAAAGATTTGAAAATAAATAGAGGTGTCGAACTCATGCTTAGGGGGGAGAGACCGAAGGAAGAAAAGAAACCAAATAAAGGTTTTTTTGTTAGTAAAGTTTTCTCCCTATTGAAACGAAGAGTCTACTTCAACTTGGAACTTTGGTGGGAAGAAAAAAATTAAGTTCGGAGTTGAACAATGGTAGAATCAACGGTAGTTTATTTCTCAGCAACAGTTTCATTTATCTTTCTGTGTGTTGGGATCATTGCTGGATGGACAGCAAACGAAAAAGTACATGAGTTTATGTACGGCAAGATGGAAGAACAAAATGTACATCCAGAAATGCTTGATGGAGATGGTTACCTTATCAACGAAGAACTATTATCCGTAAGATTTGTTGATGAAGACGACGAAGATTACGACGACTAAATACCCTTACGATATATTATTAAGTTATGCTATTATTACATGAAGTGCTACAAAAAGTAAGCAATGCCAAGACAAAGGCAGAAAAGATTAAACTTCTACAGGAACATAATACTCCAGCACTCAGACAAATTCTGATTGCTAATTTTGATGAGAGTGTTGTATCAATGCTCCCAGAAGGTGATGTTCCATATACCCCCAACGAAGCACCAGAGGAGACAGAACACACTGTCTTAGTTCATGAGTATCGAAAGCTCTATCTTTTCTTCAAAGGTGGAGCACAGATCTCTCAGAGCCGTCGTGAAATGCTTTTCGTTCAGTTACTTGAGGGTTTACAGAAGGGAGAGGCTGAGGTATTATGTCTTATGAAAGACAAAAAGATCGGCAAGCGTTGGAAGATTACTAAACAGTGTGTCGAAGAAGCTTTTCCACAAATTCAATGGGGAAATAGAAGTTGAATATTCAAATCATTCATCAAAACTGTGATCCAAAATTGGCAGAAGATAGAACTCTTCCATACAATTCGTATATCGTGAAGTACGATGATGATGATCAATACAATTACGATATTGTAATCTGTAATAAGAAGTCAGATATTTTTGATTATTATTGGGATAGATATAGAGAAGGTCTTATTGGTTTTAAGCAAACCGAAGGTCGTGTTAATCCCAAACTATGGGGATCTAAAGGAAAGAAAAAATGACTACAGAACTAGAATTAAAATCAGATCCGAGAGGTATTTGGTGCGTTCAATATTCCAAAAAAGATGAACCTACAGTTTGGAATACGATGAAATTGATTCGTAGTGATGGAATTATGGTATCAGCAAAAACATATGATGATGTTTTTAAATTTGTCAAATATCAAGATGCCTGGGCATTTGTAAAAAAATTGGTAACGGATCCTCAACCAAAATATAATGTCAATATTAAAAAAGTTTGTCGCGCTAGAAAAAATGCGTTTTATTTAGTTGGTGGTTAAATTTATATTAAATTGTATCTGATTTTACAAATATTGTAGTATAATTATTAGTACGTTCATTCGCTATTTGCGAATAGCGAACGGAAGTAAGCCGACTCGGAACGGATCGTTCATCTATGGAAGCACTCTTATTGACATGCTTACAAGCAAATTTTATTATGGGAAGGGTAAACACACACCCAGCTTTATCACTTCAACAGAAGAATGATATTGTCTGGGAGATCAAACAGATAACAAAGAAAGAGTGTAAGATAGACGCAAAAGCCGACTGAAGGAACGCACCAATACCTAACCGTAAAGGAGCAAACCTAATGTCACAAGCAACCTATCGTGGATGTAAGTATAATACTGACATCCCTAAGCAAGAATATCAGCACTGGTATTCACAAACTCATGCGCCAGCACATCCAAACAACACCTATCGCGGTGTTGCTTACCGTCCTTGTAACAATAATAAGGAGGTAACACAATGAACTGGTTAGATGTGATCCGCAAGAAAATTCAAAAGCAGAAAAGACTTCAGCAAGCACAGCTTGCCATGGCAATGAAAATGTGATAGAATATACTTCCGTGTGAAGGAAGTGAGGGGGGAGGTTCACACCTCCCCTTTTTTTATGTTATAATTAGTAGTGTGCGTTATGCTACCATGGACAAGGAAAGATTAAAACTTATAGTTAGAAACTTGAAACTCCTGGTGGAATCGTTAGAATCAGAAATATATTCTGATGTGGATGCTTATAAAGCAGGTCCTAGTTCAGACAAAATCTATTCTCACGAGGACAACGACGATGATGGTTACCCCGATTAATTCCGATTGGAGATATAAAGACGATAACTTCCAAAAGAGAAGTTTTGTTTTAAGTGGGTTTGTCAGGATGAAGATACCTTTAACAAAAGATGTCTACGAATTCTGTGACTACATTATTAGTCAAGGATACCAATTTGATTTGGGTTCCTTGAACGTGGTAGATCAACAAATTAGAGAAGAGTTTAAAAAGTATCAGGAGGCTTTTGAATGAGAATAAAGGACACAATCAAAGCAGCAAAGAAAGCAATAAAGCTTGCGGAAAAGAACCCGATGCTGTATACTGATGAGGAGATCGTTTATATGAAGAGAGCACTTCGTCAGGCAAGAATAGATCTCCAACGCAAACGTGAAAGATTAGGTAAAGGATTTAAGAATGAATCAACAACATGGACAAGTCAAACTAGTGTCAGTGACGCCACAGGCGGAACAGACGATGGGGTACGTGGCGAGGGTGAGCAATCCTCAGAACCAGGAGAACCCTAACGTCGCAGGTCTGCTCAAGTACTGTATCAAGCATAACCACTGGTCAGTATTTGAGCAGGCACACATGTCTCTGGAGATTGAAACTAATCGCGGTATCGCAGCTCAGATCCTGCGTCACCGTTCATTTACATTTCAAGAGTTTTCTCAGCGTTATGCTGATACAAACTTGATTACAGAACGTATCCCCATTCCCGATCTTCGCCGCCAGGATACCAAGAACCGTCAGAATTCTACTGATGATCTTGGTGATTATGTAAAACTCAAGTTCCAAGCAGAGATTGCTGAACTATTCGAGCACTCTAACAACCTCTACAAGAGGATGTTGGAAGCGGGGGTAGCAAAGGAGTGTGCTCGCTTTGTACTGCCCTTAGCGACGCCCACACGCATCTATATGACGGGATCTGTACGTTCATGGATCCACTATATAGATCTTAGGAGTGCCCATGGTACTCAAAAAGAACATATGGATATTGCTAACGCATGTAAGCAAGTCTTTGTTGAACAATTCCCTATTTGTGCTGAAGCTTTGGAGTGGATTTGATGCCTACGTATCCTGTAGTAAATAAACAAACTGGCGAACAGAAAGAGGTTGTGCTCAGTATTCATGACTGGGATCAGTGGAAGAAAGATAATCCAGATTGGGAGAGAGATTGGAGTGATCCATCTACTCTTCCTGGATCTGGAGAGGTTGGTGATTGGCGTGACAAGATGAGAAAATCTCATCCTGGTTTCCATGACATCATCAAGAATAAAATTGGAGCACATGCTCCTCGCAACCGAACTATTCACGACAAATATAACTGATATGCCAGTACGTAAAAAGACCGTTCATAAAGCACCTGGACAAGGTATGAGCGCCAAGCAGAAGAAGCGTCGTAAGCCTATTGATGAAGCTTACATGATCCCGATTGAACCACTTACTCACAATCAACAATTGTTTTTTGATGAGTGGGACACGGGACAGATGCTCTATGCTTATGGTGTGGCAGGTACAGGTAAAACTTTTATTGCCCTGTACAAAGCACTTAAAGATGTGCTGAATGAATACACACCATACGAAAAGATTTATATTGTTCGTTCTCTCGTAGCTACACGAGAGATTGGATTTCTTCCTGGCGACCATGAAGATAAATCTTCTCTGTATCAAATCCCATACAAGAACATGGTTCAGTCCATGTTTGAGATGCCTGATGATAACTCATACGATATGCTGTATGATAATCTCAAGCAGCAAGAAACTATCTCGTTCTGGAGCACAAGTTTCATTCGCGGCACCACCCTCGATAATTCGATCGTGATTATTGATGAGTGTCAGAACTTGAATTTTCACGAACTTGATAGTATAATTACCCGTGTAGGACAAGATACAAGGATTGTTTTCTGTGGCGATGCCTCACAAACAGACCTTGTAAAGATCAGCGAGCGTTCTGGTATCCTAGATTTCCAACGTATTCTTCAGAGGATGCCTGAGTTTTCTCTTGTTGAATTTGGTATTGAAGATATCGTTCGTTCTGGTCTTGTCAAGTCTTATATTATTAACAAAATCAATCTTGGTCTATGAAGTTATTTAATCATGTTGGTGGTCTGACGCCAATTGAATTGGATGCCGTAACGGTAGAGGGCAAACGCCTTTATCCAACACCAGAAGGTCAGTTTGCGTCAGTCACCACCGTGATTAGTAGCAATCGTGAAAAGATGGCTGGTATTGCTCGTTGGCGAGAACGTGTGGGCGAGGAGAAAGCAAATAATATTTCTTCTCGTTCCACCAGTCGTGGAACAAAATACCATTCTATCGTAGAAGATTATTTAAATAACAATCTAGACCTCAAAAAATATAGTAAGTTTCCTTTACCTGTGTTAATGTTTCAGCACAGTCGCGATGTTCTTGATAGGATAAATAACATATACCTTCAGGAAGCCGCCCTGTACTCTAAACATCTTGAGTTAGCAGGTCGTGTTGATTGTATCGCTGAGTTTGATGGTGAATTATCTATTATTGATTTTAAAACAGCAGCAGAACCAAAGCGAGAACAATACCTTTACGATTACTTTGTTCAGGAAACAGCATATGCTTGTATGCTTCAAGAACTATATGGTTTGCGAGTAAAACAACTCGTGACAATCGTTGCTTGTGAAAATGGAGAAACTCAAGTCAAGGTGCTTCCACCTAAGAAAGAATTTTTCATCAAACTGATGAGTTACATTTCAGAATACCAGGAACGATATGGAGAAAAAACAATTATTAGAGGATAGATTTATGACAGCTGCGAAATTCTCGCAGGAAGTGGAGAAGATTGCTCTCAACAATCCAGATATGAATTATATTGATTCGGTTATCCACTATTGCGAGACAAATGAAATTGAACTAGATAGTGTAGGTAAGTTGATTAGCAAACCTCTAAAGGAAAAACTCCGTCATGAGGCACAGCAACTTAACTTCATCAAGAAAACAAGTCGTGCTAAATTGATGTTAGTATGAATGTATTGACAATTGATTTAGATTATATTTCAACCAACTATGCCAAGTTGGTTGATAATCATTATTATAATGATTTTACTGATAAAAGATGGGGAGAATTCTACAACAATACTTATTATCAAGAAGAACATTTCAATGTAAATATTGATAATTGGTTGTTTGTTCTAGATGTCTTCACAAAAGCAATAAAAAATTGCGATAATGTTTCTTTTGGTAGAGAGCACGACAGCATTCTTTATGATCTTCAATCTGTAGAAGAACCAATACAGATATTGAACATAGATCAACATCATGATATTTGTTATGTACCAGAACAATATACTGAAGTAATTCAATATGATATTGTTTCTCAAGCAGATTGGATTCTTTGGTTGATAAAGAACAAAAAATTAAATAGCTATGTCTGGGTGGGCAATAACAATTCAACTCAGTTGGATCAATCGCTAGTGAAATTGGAATGGAACTATAATCCAATCTTAAAAGAAAATCTAGTGATAACTGAGTACGATTTTGATTACATTTATATTTGTGCTTCTCCCCAATATCTTGCTCCACATCATTGGTATTATTATGATATAATGAAAATGATATACCACAATTTTACTGGTAAGGAACCAATTATACATACCAATAAATTTGGATATGATTTGAGCAAGCATTATAATTACAAAGGTAAATTCGTATGAGCTTCTTTCAATCAGAATTAGTCCGTGGGGACATTCAAGAGATGGTGGAACTACAACAGTTCTGCTTTCGTTCTGCGATGAACTTTGTTCTTCTTGATCATGAAAGGAAACTAGAATACTTTGATGCTCTTGAACGATTGGTTGAGAAGCAGAAAGTATTTTACTATCGCATCAAACTCAGCGATGATCCCGAAGCTAAATCTGTTTGTGAAACGATGAAGCAGGGTATCATCATGCTTGGTGCCACACCAGATACCCCTATTGAAAAAATGTTTGACGAACTGTTAGACAGAATTCATGTCATGAGATCCAAATTGGAAAGTGGCACAGGGGATTGACACCCGACCCTGTGCCCTGGTATTATGAGTAGGTGATTGGGCGTCACAAAGACCAAATCTAAACAAATCCGAGGTAATCCTATGTCCTTTGCTGATCTTAAGCGTAAATCCCAGAACAACTTTGAGTTCCTCCAGAAGGAACTTGAGAAGTCTGCCAGCGGTAAGAACGTTGATGAACGTTTCTGGAAACCAGAAGTTGATGCTGCTGGTAATGGTTACGCTGTTATCCGCTTCCTGCCCGCCCCTGAAGGTGAGACTGTTCCCTGGGCGAAAGTCTATTCCCATGCCTTTCAAGGTCCTGGTGGATGGTATATTGAAAACAGTCTGACTACTCTCAACGAGAAAGATCCCGTTGGTGAG